ATACCTATCGGAAAATCCGGTGGAGGCGTAGCCGAAACTGTCTGTTTAGTGTTTTGGTGTGCGTTTAGCGATAGCCTATCAGCCCCGATAACCTGCTCGCATTAAACAAGCGAGCCGCCCCGTCGTATATGTAATGTGTTAATATCGCAGATCCTGTTGTCTGTTAGCGGCTTCGCCGCGGAGATGGGCTGCAGATTGCAGGGGACTGCACAAGCGGTTTACTTTATACACCGTCGAGGTGTGGCGGTGGTATGGCTAAATCAGACAGCTTCTTTATTCGAGCTAAAGTAACCGTAAACGGACTAAACTATGTGCAGAACTCAATTGACCTTGGTGCTTACGTTGATGCACTCGGTAAGAGCGTACTACGTATTCACAATGTCTCCGTTCAATATGGATCGCCTACATCGATACCAGTTGGGCCAAACAACGACAACGGTATGACTGCCTACCAACTCACCACTCAATCACAGTCTGCAATGGTCGACGCTACTGACCGCAGCTTAATCTCTTCAGGTAGACTTGTAGTCGGCACAGGAGCACAAGGCAACACTGCAGTTAGCGACATGCCTGACTTGTCCCCTGAAATGTTCCGCAATGGCTACCTTGTTGCAGTGGAGCAAATCTACATTGGTACTGACTCAGTTTCTCAAGCTGTTGTCGACCAAGTGTCGGTTGTCCTGGAATGCACAGTCGAAACTCTATCCCAGTCTGCAGCTATGGCACTCGCTCTCTCCCAACAGTGAGGTGCTCACGTTGAATCAAGAACAAAGTAAGCGCCTCGGGCAACTGCTCTCAATGGGTATTCCTCTGCCGATAGCTTACGCCATTGCTCTCGATCCAGAACAAGCCAAGGCGGGTGCAGCTGCAGGCACTGAGTTATTCGTAACTGGAGCTAATACCGCGCTCGACGCAATCGCCCAGCCAAAGAAAGCTAAGCGTAAGGTATCAGCTTACAACCGACGTTACAAAGCAGCGTTCAAGAAGATCGCTCCAAAGCACAAAACCAAGAACGGTAAGTGGAAAGCTGGCGGTTTCAAGCGTGCAGTCAAGGCAGCCCATAAGGAGGCGAAGAAGTGAAGCGTCGCACACTCAGAGGCCAACTCGAAGAAGGCACTAACAAGCGTCTTATTCTGGACGATGGCCGATTAACTCGTGGTTACAAAGTTGTGAGTTTTATTGTAGCATGTGATCCGTCAACAACATCAGTCGACGCTTATGCTACTCTTTCATTAGATTATGATTCAGGCAAGACTTGGAACTGGGGTGATAATAGACAGATTGGTTGGGCTTCTACGAATGTTGTCAGTTTTTCTGGAGTCAATTCACCTTTCTCAGTTATCGATCCCGACCATATTGTAATTCAAGACTTATGGATTCAAGGTCAAGTTGGAGCTGGTGGTGGTTCAGATGTTCTCAATTACCTCATCGAACTTGAACCTGTATCTCTTACAGACGATCAAGCAATTATCACACTAATCAAGGAGAGAAGCCAAGATGACCTCTGAGAAACCAATTGAAGAAGTGAAAACTACAACTCGTATTGAACGGTTCGCTCAATGGTTGATGACCAGGGAAGAACGACGATCAGAGAAAGAGACAAATCTCGATACCCTGGTCAAGTTAAATGTCCTGGTATCGTTTCTCACTCTCGCTATGGTCGGTGGGATCGATGCTGTCCGAGCTGCTGTAATGCTCATCCCGTATTTCTAAACAGGATAGTACACTTCGCATTGACCGCATATGCGACACGTCTTGACAACTTCAATAATCGGAACTCCAAACCCTGGGTGTACACGTTCCTCGATGTCCATGTGTTCTTCGTCGTCGTACTGCATCACGTAACATACGTAGTAGTCATCGTTCGCTTGTACGTAACACTCTGGTAACTGATCTTCTTTCATTCTTTCACCTTCATCTTATCTGGACGCGGATAACACTCGTAGCATTCTCCAGTGTAACTCCAGCATAATTCAGAATCAAACATTTCACCACATGAAAAACATACCCAGATGCAAGCGATGGTAGCATAGCCTTGTTTGATTTCATAATAGTTTGAAGTTGGTTCTCCAACGTACACACTCATTGATACCACTCCGGCCACTTTCCTGTTTCTTTCCAAATCTTGTCGGCCATGAGATCTCGCTCACGTCGCTTCTCATCGCTCTCAAGCAACTTAGATCGAACCCATTCAGAGAAGTTCGGTATGTTAGCTGCTAAATCTGCTGTCTCCTTGCATAATGATATGGTTTTGATTACCCTCATATTACTATCCAAGTGCGTTGTAAATAAATACCTATCGGAAAATCCGGTGGAGGCGTAGCCGAAACTGTCTGTTT